ACTAATTCATAATATCTCATTAAATTAACAACATCTTTATCCTTAACAATTCTATGATTAGTTAAATTTTTTGTTAACTTAACAGCTTCTTTCAATTTAATTACTGTAACTTTATCATCAATAAATTTTAACTTACCTTTTAATTCACTATTAAGTTTTTTTATTTCATCATTAATAAATTCTCGTAATGAATTGGTATTAGAAATATTTTGTATATATTTCTGTAGTAACACCTTTTGTTGTTCATTTAAATCTGTGTATTTATTATTGAACTTATCAACTAACATTGAATATGTCAACAATCTTAAATCTTTTTCTTGTTTCTTATAAGTTTCGATTATTTTATTTGTTTTTACAGAACTATCAATTCGTTTGTTTATAATATGTTCAACAATAGCGTACTTATTACGTACTTCATCGGTTGGGTCATTCCTATGTTGATTTGCAGTATAATCAAACAATTTATATACAGACGCAAAAACTTTATAATTAGGTATACGTGATGAAAAGAAATTAACTATATCATATGATTCCTTTATGTCCTTTATCAATTCATATTTTTCTAACTTTAATTTTCTATTAGATAATCTTTGTCTTGATTTAACTACCGCTTCAATTAATTTTTCAGCTTGTTTTTCGGAACTAAATTTTTCATTCATTAAAACATTATAAAGCTCCAATTCCTTTCCAAGCTCCGATGCTTCGTTAAAATATTTTTTCAAAGTTTTTATAGCTATGGAATTTTTCTTATCATTTAAAACATCAGCAGTTATTTGCCTTGTTAATAATTCAAAAAGAATTCCTGTATTCTTTATCTTCAAGTGTTTCGTTGAACTCATATTAAGCTCCAATTTTGTGTACAATTCCTCTAATATAAATATTAGAGAAGTTTATTTATCGTTATTTAAAGTATCATTAACTTCACGTTTATACTCTTCCTCTACCGTATTAGTTTCATTAATCAACTTAATATCTTTTTTCCCCATAGACTTTACAAGTCTATCAAGATGTGCTAAAGCTAAAGAAGAACCACCCTTTTTCATATCATGTGAACCTACTGGGTCTCTACCTCTAGCTGAACCATCCTTCCCAAACTTTGGTGGTCTCTTTGGTCTACCAGCACCTTCATGTCCACCTTCTGGACTTCCACCTTCTGGACCAAGTTCGTCTCCTGTTCTAGCCATTGCTTTTTTCTTCTTCTTCTTTCTATCCCTATCTGCGTAATAATCAGTTTTTTGTGGTGAATACATATCATCTTCGCCATATTCATCTTCACCAGAACCACCAGGTGATGCTGGGTCAGCACCTTCATCTGCAATGGATACATATCTAAACTCTCGTTTTTGGTCATCAATAATTTGTTTTCTTACATCATTTTTTTCTTGAGCCGTAAAACCAAAAATTTTATCATACATATATTCTGTAGATAATAACTTATTATCTTTCATAGAACCCGCCAAGTCAATTTTTGTAGACCACAACTCAAGTTTTTCTTGTTCATATATCATTGATGGATTTGTAAGATTTAATTCAAAATTAACAAGGTCTGCATCACAAAATCCTTGTGAATATAAATGAACAATACCAATCTTTGTCAATTCACTAACTACAATTCTTTGAATTCTCTCAATAGTACGTGCAAACCTTACATCTTCCGCCGCTAAAGTTGCTTTTGCATTAACTTCGTCTTCATACCCCAAGAAAGCTTTAGGTATCTTCAACGCGGCCAACATCTTATTTCTTAGATAATCAATATCTTCTACGGCTTCAAATGTTAATCCAGCCGCGGTATCAATCTCTGTACCACTATCCCCACCACGAACTGGTAAGAAAAAATCCTCTGTTATATTTTGAATATTATACTTTAAATTATAATCTCCAGTATCTTTATCTATAACTGGTGCTTTTTTCATCTTACTGATGATTCTTTGCATATAATTATCAACTTCGTTTGGTGGTATGTTTCCAATGTCAATCTTAAAAATTCTTTTTTCTGGTGCTCTCATAATACGATGTATTAACATAGCATCTTCCATAAGAGTTAATTGTTTCCAAGTTTTACGTGCTCCTTCTACCATAGATTTACCATAAGGTAACATATTACTATCTGATAATAATCTAAAATGACCAACTTCATAATTTTCTAATTCTTCTTCCATTTGTCTATTAGGGCCTACAGTATATTTTGACTCTGGGTCTTCAACAAGAAACTTTACATAATGTGGATTAGTTGGGTCTTCTCCCTCTATCCTCGAAACTATATAAGGCGATAGTGGTGTCACATTTGTAATACCATACTTCTCAGCAATCTCCAATTTCAAAAAGAAATCACCATATTTACACATATTACGAATCCACGGCCATAAATTAAACTCAATATTAATAATATCATAAAATAAATTATATAAAATATCATGTATATTATCATCTTCTGAACGTATCTTTAATATATCTCCATATTCAGACCTCATTGATGATTCATCTGCATATATATCAAGTGCTGATGATAAAATAGAATCATCATCCATTGATTCATAATCTGTAAATAGACCAGCTCTCAATCCTCTATCAGTATTTGCTTTTGTTCTTAGCGAACCATAAGGATTCAAGTTACTATACAATTTTGTATACCTATCTGCTAAGTCTGTTGTTGCCTGTACTCTATTTGTGTCGGCGACTTTTAAAGTTTTCCCACCAGCGTGTCTTACAATCACGTTTGTTGAAAATAATCTTTTTAATCTACCTCTTAAAGTTCTATCGGCCATTTTTTACCTCTTTATTTAATTAACCAAGTTAAATCTTCTTTTTCATTATTAGCTACATCCATTTTCCAAGAATCGTTTTCATTATCATTACCTTCATAAACAACTTGATGTGATTGAAAATAATCTAATGAACGTTTTGTCAATTCTATACCTTCTGCCCTCAATCGTAATGCTGTATCTCTAACCCACAACCCTATTGCTAAACTCATAACAAGGTCATCATTATATCCAGACATAGCGGTGGCTTTACCATTCCTATATATAAATACAAATAACTCATCAATTAATCTCTGTGAACTAATTATAACAGATTTTTCTCTAAAATATTCTTCTAATTTTGCTATTACCAATGGTCTTGTTTTAGATGTCATACTAAATCCAGGCACCATATTTCTATCTGAACTTCTATACCTATTTGATAATTGTTTTGCTGTATCAACATACATTAAATCTTTTGATGTATAAAATAAATTTGGATACTCCGAATCTAATATAGTTTGTATAGTTGACCAACCAATATTATTGTTTTCAACAATTAATAAAGCTTTATTATATTCTGTAGCTATACTAACACACATATTACCAAAATCTCTTGTTGGTAATTTACCTTTATATTCAGCTACTTGTTTCATTGATTCTATATCAATAACATGAAATGCTGAATAATCAGAACCATCCCCTCTACTAACATCTGCACTAACTACATAACTTTTAGAATAGTCTGGATATTCCCATACCCACATATTAGAATCAAATCCTCTTTTTTCAATTGGTTCTTTTACTTGATTTTCTCTATAGTCTTCTATAATCATACCATCTATTACAGTTTGACCAGATGTTATAAAACTACAATCACATTCTTGTGCAGCTAAAGAAGGCCCTAATAAAGTATCTTGTTTATCTCTCCATTCTTGAAGTCGTTCTGGATGTATTGTCCAATGTAACTTTATGAAGTTCCATCCACTCATACCATCTTCCGCTTCAACCCAAGTTTTATGAAACCAATTACCTACACCATTTGGTGTAGATAATGCAATACATTGACCACCTGTAGATAGTGTTTGTGATGCGGCTGCCCATATTGTATCAATATTATCAATAAAAGCGGCTTCATCAAGAACAAGTAATGATAATGCTTCTGAACGACCAGCTTCGTCTGAACTTGCGACAGCTTTAACTTGTGAACCATTTTTATACCTTAATGATAATTTATTATCTTCTACACATCTTTGTTTTAACCAACTTGGTAAATTTGCATGCATCACACGAACTTTAGTTACTAAGTTTTTAGCAGTATCTTGTTTAGTAGCAATTACCAATATATTCTTATCACCCTGAAATGTCATCATCCAAAGAGAATATCCTGCAGTTAATGTTGATAATCCTAATTGTCTAGCTTTTAAAATTACATTAAGTCTATTATCCATTATTTCATTTAATGTCTTTTCTTGAAAATCCCAAAGTGAAAATGGTATTTTACCATCTATTGGGTGCTGAATCATACAATACTTTTTTAGAAAGTATATAGGGTCTTTAGCACATTTTACATATTCAGACCTAATTAATTTTTTTAAGTCGTTTTGCTTCATTAACTAAGTATGTAAACCACCGTTGAAGCACCAGTTTCTACTTTTTTTACACCCAGTTCTATTACGTGTCCTGCCGCTACAGTACCATCTGAACCACTAATAGTTCCACCATTAGAACCAAAGATGTTATATGCTGTACCAGTACCAATAATAAACGCTTTACCCATATTTGAACCAGTTGGTTCAAATGTTGATGTCGCTGCAACTGTTTGTACTCTATTATACTTACCAGCATTAGTTACTACTGCAGGACGACTATGACTTGATTGTTCATACGCTCCCATTTAACTTCTCCTATGAATTTAAAGTATTAATTGATTGTGAATAATGTGATTCTACTCTACTAAGATATTTCTTAGTTACTTTGATTAAATCAGCAGAAGAACCACTAGCTTCTAAATCAGTTACCTCTGTTTTTAACAATTCTGCAACTGACGCTTGGGTACTAATCTTCCTATATTCTCGTTTAGTTCCAGCTATAGTTTGAACTTTTGTTTTTAATTCAGCTTCACTTGTTATTGCCATTATTAACTCCTATTATAAATATTTGTTTTCTAATTTAATCAACTTTTCATCAACTTGATAAATTAAATCACTTAAATTCTCTAAAGCTTCGTCAGCTAATTTTAAATTTTTATCTTTATCAACCTTCCAAATTTCTTCACTAACACCAGAACCATCTGGATTAGTTTGATTCAAAAAAGTAATATCTCCTTGGTCTTTCCAGTCTGATATACTTTGTATTTGTTCTAATAAATATGATTTTTGATTATTTAATACTTTCTTTTCTGCCCAATCATCATATTCACCAGTAATTCTTAATTTATTTTCAATAGTAATTTGACAATTGAAACAATGACCATATATTCTCCACATTTTATCATCAAGTTTTCTCTTCATCACTTTATTACAATCAGGACAAAACCAAGGTACACGTGCTTCTGCCATTATGTCTGTAAGGTGTGATTTAATATCACCCTTTTTCTTTGTCGTTTTATCAGACATACTTACAAATATTCTTTTCTCTGGCGTTTCACCTCGTAAAATTGATTGCATCGCTTTATTTTCTCTTACACTTTCTTTACTTCTAGCCATAATTACCTTATATGTATTTTAATAAACCTAAAATTTGATTGATTGGTGCAAAAGTACCAGTAAACTTATATAATTTATCACCATACGTGAATGTTATACCTTCTGATGAAACGATTGAACCAAATCCACCTATTGCTTCTAATTTTTTTAATTGACCTTCTAATTTTCCTATCAAACTTAAATCACCAGTACTTTGAATAGCCTTAATAGTAGATTCTAAATCTGTTTTAATTTTTTGTGCACCAGCTTCTGGATTAGCAGTCAACAACATACTCAAATTCAACATTATTTCTGCACCAAGTTCTAAAAATAATTTTTCCCAAGGTAAAATATTTTCTTTAGATATAGCTTTGTGGTCTTCTTTATCGGTTTCTAATACCCAATCTAAAAATTTTGGTGCACCTTTATCAGTCAATTTCTTTAAATCTTTTTTAACTTGTGATAACTTATATGACTTATCAAAGAAAGCCCATCGTTTAACTAATTTAGTAAACACACTTTCTGGTAATTTAACCTTTGTTTTCTTTGTAGCTTTAGTAATATAGTCTGTCCAAAACGCTTGATGATAATCACCCAAGGTATTACTCGTTTTCAACTTATACTTTTTCTGTAAAGAATTTAGTTTACCAATATAATATCTTTTACGTTTTGAAAAATCCTTTACTTTTGGTAATTCTACTACTGGTGGATATTCAATTGCAAATTCACCTTGTACATCTTTATCAATTTGTTTAATCATTCCTGCTAACATACGAGCGAATGAAGACATATCCCCAATTGGAGCCCCTGTCTCGTCATATTGAATAACACCATGAAATATCAACAAAGATTTTTCATATGGTATCACATTAGCCGTTTTTGGATAGATAATTTCCAAAGACATGAATTGTTCACCTTCTTTAAAAATTTTATCTTTTTGAGCATCACTAAGAGCACTTATAGCGGCTTCTAAATCTACCATAGCCGAACTAAATGCAGTGTGCAAATCACCCCTACCTGCAAACATCTTACTAATACCAGCGGTAGTTAAAGCACTAGCACCTTTATCTCTCAAATGTCCTTTGTTTCTAGCCGCGATAAGTTTACCATCTCTCCAACTTATCATTATATTCTGACCATCTGTTTTTTCAGTAACAGGTTTCTCTTTACTCAACTCACCAGTCAATGTATTAGTAATTATTGTTTTAAAATCTCTGAATGTTAAATTGTTATCATCGAATGGATGTGATAAATGACCATATGCACCACCTTCAACTAAAAGATTTACTTCTTCTGTTAAATCAAATTTTTCTGTCATCCTCACTTTGTGTTGTAATGGTTTCTGTTTATCAATTAAATTTAATTGTCCAACTTCATCGTCTGGTCGTTGTCTTTTTACAGGAAGAGCTCCTTCTCCTTTTCCAGCATCTTTCAATTGAGCTACTTCACCTTTAGTTCCAGTAGTAGATGACCATTGTGTTTTTCCTCGTCCATACTCATCATTTGGTTTTTGAGATGGTGTAACTCCGGCTTTCCATTTTTTACCACTTGCATCCATACCCATCCATTGAATTATTTCCCATCCAAGTCTTTCTACTATACTGGTCAATCTTGCTTTATAATTTTGTATTGGTTTTTTATCACCTGCTATCGAACCAGCTCTACCAAAAGTAACAGCTGAAATTGGATTATAAATCATGGTAAAATCCATATCTGGGTCTAAAACCTCATCATCTTTATCTTTAATCATATATTCAACAACTGACCAACCAGTTTTCTGCATGAACCAAGGTACGGCGTCTTTCGATACCCTATAATAATCTGAAAAACTCTGGTAGAATGTTCCAGGCCCATCATCGGATGGCCCGCCGGCTGCATGACCTCTTTTTGCAGAAGTAGTAGTATTAGTAGAAGCTTCTTTTATAATTTTATTGATATCATTTTCTACAAAGAAATTTTCAACTACTTCTTTTGTTAACAAAATACCCTTTTCTTCTTTATGGTCGAACATTAATCTATTCGTTATAAAATCATACATATTACTATTAAATTTACCAAAAATAACCTTAAATAATTTTTTCTTTGCACTATCATCAATGTCTGGCGAACTTAAAACCTTCCTTACCGCTGTACCGCTTATATTAGTACCACCAACTTTTAACTTAAAGGTTGGTACTATATAAATATAACCTTCATCTTCGAAACCCTTCATATTTTTTCCAGTAAACCTCTTATAATACTTACCACCAAGTCTACTACTATCTTTCTTACCAACACCAACTGCTAAAGCAGTAGTTTCTGCGTCAAATTTAGATAAAATATTAATTGGTGAATATACATTCTTTTCTTGTACTATATGGTCTTTCTTAATACCATATATTTTACTAATTATTTTTTGTTTCTCTCTAAAATTAAAAGGGTGTCTATCACCACCACTAACATTTGAAGTAGCTATATAAACAAATTGATGACCAAATTCTTTAACCATTTCATTATAAGTGTTAAAATGACCAGCATGAAAAGGTTGGAATCTACCAACATAGACACCAACTACATTTTGTACTTTTGGTTTTTTATCTTCACCAAGAGTAGCCCTAACAACAGATTCTACGAGTTTTTTCATTCCATTCATTTTTTACTATCCCTCATTTTTTGTATTTTTCTTTTAAGAGAATATCGGTTATCTTCTTGCTTCTTCCAAACACCTTTAATTGGTGATGTTCCGGCGGGAAACCATTTAAAATACATTAATCTGTCAACCAAACCATCAGGTTCTTTACCTACTCCAGTATATACTTTATAAGCAGAACTCATATTTTTAGCGTAATTATCAATTATAGATGCTCCTACACCCCTACCTACATTTTTTTCTCTCCACTTATCTCTTGCAACGGCTAATTCTGGATTTATTTCCAAATAAACTATTATATTATGATAACCTTCTTGGCGAGTTTTTTTCAATCTACGTAAAATTTTTGGTGGTTTAGATGCTACTGTATCAATCACAAGAAGTTTACCAGCTTTATGTATCTTAGTTTGAAATAAATCTTTTTCATATTGTTTAGCTAAATCTCTGATATCAAAGAACGATGCATAAAATTTTCTATACAAAGCTTTGTAAAAAACATTACTACCTTTATCTTTGTGGTCTAACCACCAACTAAAATCTTTTGGAAAGGTTACAATTTTACCACGATTAGAAGTATATTCAGTATTCATTATAAATTCACCAAATCGTTTTTCACTCGTCTTACTCTCGTCTGGTACTTCGTCCAATAAATGTTGGTAGTGTAACATTGCAGTATCATATTGTAAAGCTTGTACTTGTGAATCTGAATTTGTCACTGTATATCCTGTAAATCCTGGTATATAAGTTTTTGCTTCATTATTAATCCAAGTTGACTTTCCAGCGGCTGGTAATCCCATTAAAACAACACAAAGCTTTCCTGTATCTTCAAGAAACTCTCGAAGTTCAATTTTTACCATCTCTCTTAAAAGTTTTCTTAACATTAAACTTCCAACGCTCTCCTAAACCATCCAAAATAAAATCTTTCTAAATCTGGTTTTCTTGTTACTAAATCAGCATAATACTTAACACGATATGCCCGAACTCTATCCAACTCAACACCTTCTAAAGCACCAATTGTCTTTGGGCCCATTCCACCATCTACCTTCAATCCAGCACCCTTAGCATTAGCCGCCCGTTGTAAAATTTTAACTGCTCTACCACGACCTTGATTTACACACATATCAAAATAAATATGACGTAAATCTTCAGATAAAGATTCTACTTTATTTTTATCCCAGTAGTGTTTTTTATATATTTCCTTTGCACCACCTTTAGTTAAATTAGCAATATCTACGTCAGGGTGTGAACGCCTTGCAATACCAAAGTTCGTCTCGCCACCGGGGTCTTTCGGGTCATTTACATATCCGCCCTCGTGTTCTAAAACCACATCTATAATATCTTCAAATTTTGTTAACATTTTTAACTCCTGTAAATGGTATTTTCCTATATATAAATATCATTAGTCGAATTTATTGAGTCTTTCTTTAAGATTATCAATCTGCTTTTGTCTTTCTTTTACTGCTTCTATTAAAACAGAAACTAATAGTTTATAATTAATACCATAGTAATCATCTTTCTTAAACACAACTTCTGGCAATACTTTTTCGACTTCTTGTGCAATCAAACCTATATATTTCTCATTATCATTCTCTTTTTTCCACTCAAAATTTACACCATTTAACTTTGAAACCTTATCAAGTGAATCTTTAATTGGTTCTATATTCTTTTTTAACCTATAATCAGAGACAGTTGTACCTAATACTCCCCACTGGTTAGCCCCAACATCTATACTACCACCAGTTGCTAATTGTTTAACAATTACACCACCAGCTGCACTACAACTTATTTGTTTATTTAGCGTATTATCATTTACTTCTAAAAAAGTATCTAATCCAAATGAAGCCCAATCTGTATCACCAATAAAAATTACTCCTTCACATTGTACTCTATTTATTTCACCGTTATCATCCGTCCAGAGATAAGAACCAGAACCAACCGCCTCATAATCTCCGGCAGTACAAGTACCGTCTGAGGCTAACACATCAATGACACCAACTCCGTCTGACATACTAATATAGGTATCTAAATTTTTAGTATCCCCAACTTGAAGATGAGGTGATACTCCTGTATAATCCCAAGTAAAATTGTCATCGGCGATAACTCCCAGACCATCATTAATTTGTATTTCGAATTGATTTCCAAAGGGTGTTGCAAACCCACCATTTACACCTGACCAACTTTCACCATCATTTTTTACTTGCATAGTTCCAGGCCCATTATTCCGAAAACCAAATTCAGTGCCTGCAGGCCCTATTCCACTAGCATATATATAACCAAATTTAGCTAATCCTATATTATCAAACGCTAAATCTCCAGTCAAAACATCGTATACATTAGATACTTGTGTTGAAGTTATAGGGTAGTTATCAACTACACCACCAGTTGTTTTATCTATACCAGACATTATTTATTTTCCAACTTATCTAAACGTTCTGTTAATTCATCCATTTGTGGTTGTTGTTCTTTTATAGCTTCTATTAACAATGCTACTATTGGACTATAATTCATACCATAATAACCATCCTTTTGAAATACTACTTCTGGTAATACTTTCTCAACATCTTGAGCTATCAAACCTATGCGTTTTCCCGTTCCCCCTGCA